TTAAAGCTGTTGCAACATCACGAGATGCTCTTAGGGGTTATACACCTACGGTACTTGTATTTGATGAGGCCGCGTTTATCGAAGCTGATGGTGATTTTTGGGCAGCTTGTATGGCTTCCCTTTCTACTGGAGGTAAAGTAATTGTTGTATCAACACCTAACGGTTATGACCCAATTTATTATGATGTATATAATCAAGCAGTAAAAGGGATTAACAACTTTAAAATTTCTGAAATGTTTTGGTGGAAAGACCCAAGATATTCAAAAGATTTATTTTTGGTTCCGACTGATGATATGGTTGATTACTTACTTAACAAAGATGAAAAAGACCATTCAAAAAATATATCATTTGCAGATACAGACCCATATGAAAGAGATTATGAAAAAATAAAAGAATATTTTTCACAAGGATATAAACCTTGTTCTACTTGGTATGAAAAAATGGTTAAAAAATTAAAGTACGATAAACGTAAAATTAACCAAGAGCTTAACTGTGAATTTCTAGGGTCGGGTGATAACGTATTTGACTCTAAAGAATTGGAATGGATAAAAACAAACACAATACAGGATGCACCAAATAAAATGATGGGTAATTCACTTTGGATGTGGAAAGAACCAGAACAGGGACATAAATACATTATGGGTGTTGATGTGTCTCGTGGTGATAGTGAAGATTTTTCATCAATTCAAATAATTGATTTTGACGAACGCGAACAAGTTTTTGAATACGTTGGAAAAATACCACCAGACGCTTTAGCTGAAATTGCTTATAAATGGGGTTTAATGTACAACGCGTTTTGTGTTGTGGATATAACTGGTGGTATGGGAATTACAACGGTTAGAAAAATGCAAGAACTTGGTTATAAAAACTTATACATTGATGGCGTCGATTCTACAAATATTTGGTCTTACAACCCAAAAAATCAAGATAAAATTCCTGGAATAAATTTCAACAACAAACGTGTACAGATTATTGCTGCTTTTGAAGAATATGTTAGACATAAATTCAAAATTAGAAGTGTTCGATTATATAATGAAATGAACACTTTTGTTTATGTTAATGGAAGACCAGATCACCAAAAAGGACAACACGATGACCTTATAATGGGTATTTCTATGGCAATTTATGTTGGAGAATCTTCTTTTACCAAATTGGAAAAGGTTGTTGAAAAAACAAAAGTTATGATTGAATCTTGGACCGTAGCAAATAATGATTCTGTTGGTAAACAAATTCATTTTGACCCTGTAATCCCAAATGGTCACATGCTTAATGAACGTATGAAAATGAATTCTGGACCATCAAAAGATGATTATATGAAATACGGTTGGTTATTTGGTGGTAGAAGATAATTATTATTATGGGTTTAGATAGAAGAAAAACTTCGGGTAGAATATTTGGTGGTGCTAATCTAGTAGTACCAGACCAACCAATATATTCCGTAAAAAATTTTCCACCAAGTTTTCAATATAAAAGAGGGACTCCAAAAGATACTTTTAGAGAGATACCACAACCAACCCCAACACCAACACCAAGTCCGACACCACTTCCATTACCTAGTCCGACACCACCTCCATTACCTAGTCCGACACCACCTCCATTACCTAGTCCGACACCAGTAATCGAGACTTTTTATATTCTAACAGAATCACAAGAAGTAATACTAACAGAGAGTGGTGAAAACATTATATATTAGTGAATATTTATATTTGACAATTATATTCTAAATTTTTACTATGGAACAAAATACAAATCAACTAACAGTTTGGCAAAGACTAAATAGAGCATTTGGTCCTAATTCATTATTAGGCCAAGATATACCAACATACAAGTTCAGTAAACAAGAACTGTTAAAAACAAGAGATAAGAACGAATTTGAAAAAGAAAAACTTCAAGCTCAACAAACACTATATTTATCAAATCAATGGCAAAAAATAGAAAGCAATCTTTATACTCAAGCAATTTATTATGAACCAACAAGATTAGCAGCATTCTACGATTATGAATCAATGGAATTTACACCAGAAATTTCTACAGCACTTGACATATACGCAGAAGAGTCAACAACACCTAATGAAGACGGATATATTTTACAAATTTATTCAGAATCAAAAAGAATAAAAGGTATCTTAGCCGATTTATTTAACAATACATTAGATATTAATACAAACTTACAAATGTGGATTAGGAACACTTGTAAGTATGGTGATAATTTTGTTTATTTAAAATTAGACCCAGAAAAAGGAATTATAGGTGGTGTACAATTACCAAACATTGAGATTGAAAGATTAGAAAGAGGGATGACCCCAAAGACTGCAAATTCTGAAAATAACCCAAATGAAAAAGGATTAAGGTTTAATTGGAAAGAAAAAAATATGTCTTTTAATACTTTTGAAATTGCACACTTTAGATTACTTGGTGATGATAGAAAGCTACCTTATGGTACGTCAATGTTAGAAAAAGCAAGAAGAATTTGGAAACAGTTAGTTTTAGCTGAAGATGCAATGTTAATTTATCGTACATCTAGAGCACCAGAAAGAAGGGTATTTAAGGTTTTTGTTGGAAATATGGATGACAAAGATGTTGAACCATACGTACAACGTGTTGCAAACAAATTTAAACGTGACCAAGTCGTAGATTCTAAAACTGGAAATGTGGATTTAAGATTTAACCAAATGGCCGTTGACCAAGATTATTTTATCCCAGTAAGAGATGCAACACAAACAATGCCAATAGAAACATTACCAGGCGGTACAAACCTTTCTGAAATTGCGGATATTGAATATATTCAAAAGAAACTTGTTACGGCATTAAGAATACCTAAAGCATACCTTGGTTTCGAAGAGCCAGTTGGAGACGGAAAAAACCTATCATTACTTGATATTCGTTTTGCAAGAACAATTAATAGGATACAAAAAAATATTTTATCAGAATTAAATAAAATTGCAATTATTCATTTATTTCTTTTAGGTTTTGAAGATGAATTACAAAACTTTACACTAGGATTAAATAATCCATCCAAACAAGCTGATTTATTAATGGTCGATGTGTGGAAAGAAAAAGTTACTTTATACAAAGATATGGTAACTGAAATTCCAAATACACTTGCACCAACATCAGCAACATGGGCTAAAAAACACATATTTGGTTTTTCAGATGAAGACATAAAGCTTGATACTCAAAGACAAAGAATGGAAAGAGCTGTTGCTGCTGAACTTGCAAATACAGCAACAATTATAACACACACTGGATTATTTGATAATATTGATAGATTATATAAAACTGTAAGTGGAACAACAGAAGGTGGTGAAGCCGCTGGAGGAGCACCACCACCGGGAGGAGGACCACCACCGGGAGGAGGAGCACCACCGCCACCACCGGGAGGTGAACCAGGTGGATTACCAGAAAGTAAAGATAAGTTAGAAAATCTATTATTGGAGTCAAACGATGATAATTTTTTAATAAAAAATAGTTCTCTTGGTGATATAGAAAATGAATTATTAAAAATACTAAGAGACTGATATATTTATAATAAAAATAATTATGAAATTTGGTTTATTAAAAAGTAAAATAGAAAAAACTCTTGAGGAATCTTATAAAAAAAATTCATTCAAAGACACTTTATTTATTTTCAAAGAATTAGTTTTGGAAAATAAAAATATATCTAAACTTTATTATTTGTATGATGAATTATCGTCAAATAAAGCACTTAATGAGTCTACAGCAAATGAATTACTTAATCAGTCTATTGTTGTGTACGAAAACACAATAAATAAAATTTCTAAAAAAAATTTAGAAGAATTAAATTTATGGGTTGGACACGTAAAATCTAAAAATAACTACACTGATTTAGATAACTTATTTTCAAATAGTGTATTGACATTAGAAAATAAAGTTAAAAGTAAAAAAATTATTCTTGAAAATTTAAAGAAAGTTCCAGAAAAAATCGAAACCGTTAAAACCTTGCCAGTCGAAAAATTGGTAAGTGTTGCAAACAAAACATTACATAATTTTATTAATTCATTAAATGAAGAAAGTAGAAAAACTTTAACAAAAATTTTATCTGAAGATGAAAATAAATTAAAGTTAAAATACGAACTATTAAAAGAAGATGTTGTTGATAAATTGGAAAACATCAAAAAAGATGAATCAGACACTGAAGTTCTTAAAACAATTGAAGAAACATTAAATAGACTACAAAATGAAAATTTTGATAGAATTTCATTTTTTAAACTCCAAGAACTAAATAGAAATATTTAATCCAAATTTTTCATTCTTTGTATGTAAATAGCTTTTTGTAAAGTCTGTCTTTTTTCGACAGACTTTTTTGTATATTCTTTTCTATAATTAAGATGTGAATTTTGTCTAGTTCTAATTACTTTACTTTTTAGTTCTTTAAGTGCTCTTTCGATGTCGTTTTTTTTTACTTGTACTATTAACATAAATGATTTTATTATATTTGATATATATTACAAAATTATTTAAATTTTAATAAAATAAACATTGAGACTATGAAAAATTTTTATGAAAAAGGGAAAAACCTCAAAAATTAATGGATTTAGAACATCCAAAGTAAGTTATGGAACAGTAGATTCTAAAGAATTCAAATCACTTTACTTGAACGTTCAGACTTGGGTAGAACCCAAAAAAGAATCAGAAAACTGGACAAGAGTTGTTCTGAATATGAATAGAAGTGTAAAACACTCTGTTTTCAACAACATAAACAAAGAACTTTTTGATGACAAATTTATTGTTGACTTAGATTTAAGAACAAGTGGTTTACAAATGAAAAAAAAATCTTTTATGAATTTAGAAATAAATTTATATTTAACTCAAGAAATCGATTTCAAATCTACCAAATTAAAAAAATACCTTAAAAATATTACCAAGGAAATTTATTCAGATGTGTTTAATAAAAATGAATATTTTAAGTTTTATTTAACAAAAAATGGAAATAACAAACCTTTAAAAGTAAAAACCGAAAAAGTTTAATATTTATAATAAAAATTTAAATATGAAAATTTTAGGACCAAACGAAACTGGTAAAGGAATCCTTATCGAATATGATGCCGGATATATAAATCCAAAATCACAAAACAATCATTACATTATGGAATCTCAAAATTTTTTGGATTATTCAAAACCATTTGAATTTTATGCGGTTTTACAGAAATACAACACACCGAATAGGAATGGTAGAATATATCCAGAAAAGATATTAAAAAGAGAAGCTGAAAATTATAAAAGGATGATTGAAAAAGGTACTTCACTTTCTGAACTTAATCACCCAGAATCTTCACTTATAGATCTTGATCGAGTATCACATATTATTACTGATGTATGGTGGGATGGTCCAGTATTACTTGGTAAATTAAAATTACTTACAAGTCCAGGATTTCACGAAAGAGGGGTTTGTTCAACAAAAGGTGATTTAGCCGCTAACTATCTTAGGCAAGGTGTAACACTTGGTATTTCATCTCGTGGTGTTGGGTCTTTAAAAAAAGTTGGTGAACAAAATGAAGTGCAAGATGATTTTGAATTAATTTGTTTTGACCTTGTATCTTCACCTTCAACACCAGGAGCTTATTTATTTTTGGATAAAAATGATAGACATAAATTTGATGAAAATTTAGAAGAAGATAAAAGAATGAATCTAGAACGAGCGACTGGTATGGAATCTAGTGCTGTTGATAAGACAAAAAAATTAATGGATAAATTAACAGCATTTCTTGATAAATAAAAAAATTAGTTTTATAATTAAATAAAATTAATAAATTATGGAACAAGGAGAAAAATATTTTGTAGCAAAAATTACATCAGATTTGTTAGATTCAGAATCTGG